TGCCACATTGGTTTGCCGAAACATCAGTCATCACCCACATTCACAATGCTTACGAGGAGACCCAGTGGCAATAACAAATGGCTATTGCACTCTCACCCAGATCAAAGCTGCTGTGCGCATCACTGATTCAGTTGATGACACATTGCTCGAAATGGCAGTGGAGTCAGCAAGCCGAATGATTGACGCCGAGTGTGACCGCAACTTCTTTAGTGCAGGAACAGCCACGCGCGACTTCCAACCCAATGATGATTATGTCGTGGACGTTGACGACCTGATCAGCATTGTGAGTGTCAAAATTGATGACGCTGGCGAACGAACTTTCTTGATCACTTTGGCCGCTAGTGATTACCAAACCGAACCATTGAATCAGCGCGTTAGCGGCAACGCCTTCCCGATCTCACGTCTGCGCATGGTTGGTGACTATCTGCTGCCCATTTACAAAAGACAGGCAACGGTGCGCATCGAGGGTGTCTACGGATTTACACCAACGCCCATACAAGTTACCCAGGCAACAGTGATTCAGGCCAGCAGGATATTCAAGCGGCTTGATTCTCCGCTTGGCGTTGCAGGCTTCGGCGACATGGGCGCCATCAGAGTGGGCAAAGTTGACCCCGATGTGGCAATGCTGATTCGCCCGTTCAAAAAGATTGCGGCAAACTGATGGCTGACATTTCAACACTGCGCACCGCCATCGCCACCAACCTTGCAACAATCTCAGGGCTGCGAACGGCAGCAACCGTGCCTGATCAGATCAACCCACCGATTGCCGTGGTCATGCCAACGTCCATCACTTACGACATGGCCTTCGCTCGCAGCGGAGGCGATGAATATGAATTCAGTGTCATGGTTATTGTTGGCCGTGTTGACGAAAGAATGGCACAGAACAAACTAGATGCATTTTGCTCTGGCACCGGCGCGCAAAGTATCAAAGCCGCCATCGAATCAAACAGAACTCTCGGCGGCGCAGCTTTTGACTGCCGAGTTACATCCCTGCGCTCGTACAGCCAAGTCAGCGTTGCTGACGTCACATACCTAGCGGCGGAGTTCGCCGTTCAGGTTTACGCATAAGGAGAGCCAACTATGGCAAAGCAAGTACTCACAAATCCCGTGGTGGTTTTCGCTGGCGGGACGATCAGTTCAAACGTAGCGCAAGCAACTATTGCCTTTGAAGCCGACGATGTGGAAACCACATCTTTTGGCGACTCAGGTTTTCGGACACGCATTGGCGGTTTGAAATCCGGCACGTTCTCAATGGAACTTCATCAAGATTACGCACTCTCCGCAATTGATTCAACATTTTTCACCAACCTTGGTGGGACTGTTGCGGTTGCAGTAAGGCCAGCAGGAACGGCAGCTGCAGGATCGGCGACGCCGAGCTATGAATTTTCTGTGCTTGTTACAGAATATAGCCCACTAGATTCAGCGGTTGGCGATCTCAATACTTTTTCTGTGTCGTTCCCAATCACCGGATCGTTTACACGCGGCACCGGCGCCTAGTTCTAATTCAAACCATTCCACCTACGCAAGGGAGTTCCTGCAATGAAGATGAATGCCAAAGTCGAATACGCTGACGGGTCGGTCGCAGACGTTGTTATATCTGCGCCCGACTTCGTCGCGTTTGAAACAAAGTATGACCGCAGTGTTGCGCGGTTTGCAACAGAGATCAAGTTCACTGACATCTGTTGGTTGGCTTGGCATCGGTTGCACCGTGACAAGAAAGCCGGCGAGTTTGAGCCTTGGTTGGAAACCATTGACGGCGTGAACCTTGAGGAAACTGAGGAAATCGTCCCTTTGGACAAGACAGCGCACACTTCCTGATTGCGCATTTGTCTTTTGAATACCACATTGCGCCGGCGCAGTTGTTGCAAGAAACTCCACGCATGTTATGGACTATGCAAAAGTATCTGCGCTGGCGCAACATTCAGGAACGCAACGCCCAAAGGAGTTGATCGTGAAGGTTGAAGTCATTGGCGCTGCTGCCAAGATTGACGCTCTGTTCAGGTTCGACAAGGACGTTTGGAAGGGCATCCAAAAAGGTGTAAAGGAAGCGGCGGAGTCTGTTGCTGCCGATGCTCGCAGTCGAGTGCCTTCATACGGTGTTAGTGGCACCTCTGGCACTGGCGGTTGGGGTGGCTGGATTGCCAAGACAGATGGCCGTGATCTTTCCTACGATCAGGGAAAGATTCGCAAGAACATTAAGCCACGGTTTAAATCAGAAATGAAAAGCGGCGTGCGAGTTGTCAAAGGTCAAGCGATTAACAACAGTCCTGCCGCCGCTATCTACATGCTGGCCGGATCAAAAAATAGATCAGGCCACAGGTTTAACAACGTGATCAACAGACAGCACGGCAGCGGCCCTTGGCCAAGGGCAATGACCCCGGCTTATTACGCCAAGGGGCCACAGGCTGCCAAAGATATTGGTCACCTCATTGAGCAAGCAATCAACAACGTCAATAACGCCTAGGAGACACAGTGGCTGCTAAAGCAATAAATGTTTCCATCAAGGGTGACTACAACGATAAAGACATCAAACGTGCAATGTCTGACTTGCAGAAACTGCAAAACGCTTCACTGTCAATGGGTGGCAAGATGCAGGCCGTTGGCGACCAAATGCAGTCAATGGGCGACAAGGTTGGCAAAGTCGGCAAGTCAATGACCCTTGGTTTGACCTTGCCCCTTGTTGGAATCGGCGTTGCGGCTATTGCTGTGCAAAAAGATTTTGACGTTGCAATGAAGTCCTTGCAGGTGAATGCAAATGCATCCGCCGTTGATTTGGAACGCCTGTCAGAGTTGGCAAAACAAATGGGCGCTGACACTGTGTTCTCAGCTGGTGAAGCCGCTGATGCAATGCTTGAGTTGAGCAAGGGTGGACTTAGTGTTGCCGCAATTGAAGGCGGCGCCCTTGCTGCCACTATGAACTTGGCAGCCACCGAAAGCATTGGACTTGCTGAAGCCGGCGGGATCGTTGTCAATAGCATGAACCAATTCGGTATTGCTGCCGCTGACTCGGCCAAGGTTGCAGACATTCTTGCCGCTGGCGCTGTTGCCTCAACCGCTGGCGTGACTGATCTTGCGAGTGGTTTGAAGTTTGTTGGAACAACCGCCAAGCAATTCGGCTTCAGCATTGGTGAATCGGTAACAGCCCTTGCCGCGCTCAACAACGCGGGCATTGATTCGACAACTGCCGGCACATCTTTGAACAGGTTCATGCTTGGCTTGATTGGGACAACGCCAAAGGCGAGCAAACAAATTGCACAGTTGGGTCTAAATTTCAAAGACGCAACAGGCGAACTTTTGCCGATGGACAAAATTCTAAAAGTTTTGCAAGACAACCTTTCCAATCTTTCGGCGCCAGCGCGTGCCCAGGCACTGAAAAACATTTTTGGCGTTGAAGGAATGAGGGCCGCCAACGTCCTTTTGGAACTTGGCTCAAAAGGCTTTTCCAACTTGGGTGATCAAGTCAACAAGTCAGGGGTTGCTGCCGAACTTGCCAACGCTCGAATGTCTGGTGTTGCGGGAGCGCTTGAGCAGCTGCGGGGATCAGCAGAAACTGCTGCCCTTGAGATTGGTGAAGTTCTCGCCCCGTTCATCACGCAATTGTCAAATGGCATCAAAACTTTGGTGGACAGATTTACGGCACTGCCTGCATCCATGCAAAGTGTAATTGTCGGACTTGCAGTCATAGCCGCAGCCATTGGCCCACTGCTGCTCATTGCCGGCAAACTTGTGTCCGTGTCTGGCCTCTTGATCACAGCTCTTGGCGGCATCACCATCGCCGGCTCAATCCTTGCCATCAAAGTCATCGCCGTTGTTGCTGCCATTGCCGCGATTGCGTTGGCGTTCAAATATGCCTATGACAACTCCGAGCCATTGCGCAAGGCTGTTGACAACTTGGTGAACACATTGAAAAGCGTTTTCACGACGATCAAGAATAGTGTGTTGGGTGCGTTTGATTCAATGAATGGCGCGGTGGGTAAGTCCAACACTGCGTTCACGTTGATCGGCAATTACATCAAAGCCTTTTTCATAGGCTATGTCACATATCTCACTGGCATCATCAAGGGACTGGGCATGGCCTTTGAAGTTACCATGAAGGTCTTTGAAATCGGGTTCACAATTCTACAAATGGGCGCTGCACTTATTCGTGGCGTGCTCGTTGCAGCCTTTGACATTCTGATGAACAAACTGGGGCCAATCTCCACAAGGTTTCAGGCTATTTCCAACACAGTCAAGTTGGCGTTTGGTGCTATCGCAGGCTTCGTGCGTGCGGCGTTTAACAATGTCGGCGGCATCGTTGAGGGCTTTATCAATAAGGCCATCGGCGCCGTCAACACACTCATTCGCGCTTTCAACTTCCTTGCCAAGTTCTTGCCCGGCGTTTCGCAGGCAACAGAGATTGCTGAGTTTAGGTTTGCTGAACTGTCAGGCGCGGTTGCATCCGTTGCAACTGGTGCAGAGTTGGCCGCCACTGCCGTTGATGGTTGGTCTACTGCATCGGGTCGCGCTAACTTGGCAACTCAAAACACAGCGACAGCGGCCAAGGTTGCATCTGCTGCACTTGACGGGTTAGGTGGCGCGGCTACTGGCGCAGGTTCGGCAGCGGAGAAGGCTGGCAACAAAGCCAAAGAGGCCGCCAAGAAGTTCAATGAAAACTTTGTTGCCGTTAGAGATCATCTCACCGGCATTGTTGATGACATCAAAGCAAAGATGGCTGACATGGCAACATCGGTGTCATCATCTTTGATGAGCGGTTTCCAACTCGGTGATGCTGCTGAGGAGTTTGGCGAGGACGGTGCCCGCATCGGTGGCACGTTCATGGAGAAGTTGCAAGAGCAAGCCAACAAGGTCACCAACTTTGCTGCCAAGATCAAGGAATTGATGGCGCTTGGTTTGGGTATCAACAGCCCACTGATGCAAGCGGTTATTGCTGAAGGCGCCGGCACGGGCACGGCGATTGCTCAGAGTCTTATTGATTCAGGTGCTGCCGGCATTGATCAAGCAACCGGGATGGTCGAAGCGGCCCAGGGTGCAGCTGATGAGATCGGGTTGCTGGCCGCTGGCAGTTTCTATCAGGCTGGTCTTGATTCAGCGCAGCAAACGTTGCAAGCCTTTGTTGATCGTTTCGGCGTTGACGGCAAGGCCCGCAATCGTCTGATGGGTTTGATGGACAACCTTGCCAACGCAATGAGGCGCGAGACAACGATCACGGTCACAACTGTGAACAGGTCAATCAACGCCGACAGGATTGAAGGCAGGGCTATGGGTGGCCCTGTTGCCGCGAACACCACTTACCTTGTTGGAGAGCAAGGCCCAGAGTTGCTAACGATGGGCAGAACCCCAGGCAACATCATCCCCAACAACGCACTGTCAATGACTGGCGCCGGCGGTGGCGGTCGTGTTACTGGCGGCATGGGCGGCAACAGCTACTCCATCACGGTCAACACAGGCATCGGTGACCCGCGTGTGATTGGTGAGGAAGTTGTGAACGTGATCAGTCGTTTTGAGAAGGCCAACGGCGCCGTGTTTGCGCGGGCATGATGAAGGTTGAAATTGCCTTCGACTTATCTGCCAACGGGCTAGGAAACTTTTTCACCCTTGATGATTCCCTGCGCGGCGTCTTAGATAACACGCTGTACACCCTGGGTGGCGATGTGTTTATTGACGTAACTGACACGGTGCGCAGTGTCAGCATCAAACGGGGGCGCAACCGGCAACTGGAAAAGTTCACCGCTGGCAACGCCAACATCATCTTGGATAATCGCAGCCGGGTCTATGACCCCACCAATACTGTTGGCCCGTATTACAATCAAATCTTGCCACGCAAACGTGTGCGGATTACTGACCAAGATCAAGTGATTTACACCGGGCAGGTTGCTGACTGGAACTTCAGTTATGACGTGTCTGGGGATAGCACCGCGCAGGTGTCCTGCGTTGACGCCTTGACGTTGTTAGTTGAGCCGGTGCTAACGGCAGGCACGGAAACCGCGCAGCTGTCAGGTGCCAGGGTGGCGGCGGTGCTCGATGACATCGCA